TGCGAGCCATCAAAGGATTTGGATAATCTTACAGTGAGTAACCTTGTTCGTAATCATAATAGTTGGGTTGAGAGATTATATATTAACATGAATTTATGGTCTAAGACTTCTCCGAAAGAATCTGAGGATATGACACCTGAGTTTATGAAGTCTATTTGGTATGGTCTTTCCATGTTAAGGCTTCCTATTTGTAGATGGTCATGGGATTTCTATAAGGAAGAAATGCAGCGTATTTTTGATGTGATGAGAGGAGAATTTGATATTGGCATAGATTGGGGTGAGACTCCTTTGACGCCAAAGCAAGCTATGGGAGTCATTCATCTTTTTGAGGTTTATCTTGATGAAAATGATGTTCGGTTGGAACTTCCTGATGGTTGGACAGATAGGCTTTTGGATGTAGATGAGTATGAATGGTGTGACAAATGTGGAGCGATTCCGATTGATCAATAGGATATATTGAGTTATGGCGGAATTGGTAAATGAATAAATCAATAACAGTTGAAGGAGATTTTTTGATGAAAGAAGAAAAAAAAGGAAAGAGTGAGATTAGTATTAGAGCCGAGAGGATGGCTAACGAGATTTGGGAAAAGGCAAGTGGTGTTAATACTGAGTGGTATGCAAATTTGGTTTTGAGACTAGAAAAGTCAATGAAGAGAGCACAAGAGAAACGTGATTTTGAAAGATATATGAAAGATGGAGTACGTTTTGTAACAGAGAATTTTGATAAGATTTCTATGTACAAGATTGTGATGCCAGATTTTAAATGTATTATTGGTGTTGGAATTATGGCGAAAGATGATTTTAGGATGAAATTTACTACTGCAACATGTATTTGTGCTCCTCCTGATTTCGATAGATGGAGTGATAAAATAGCAAAAGGATATATTGGTAATAGACTTAGAGAATCTGGATATGAAATAGAATATGATTCTAAGATTGATGAAGCAAAAATTGTTATTGGTATTTATTTTAGGATTATGAGTGATGCTTTGTTGAATTTTTTAGGACCAGCATTTTTAAGAAAAAAAGTTCAAGCATGGGGAAAAACTTCGTTCTCTTTTGAAAAAATTAAATTGGGTAAAAAATGGGATAAACGGGATTCAGAATGATTGAACAGAAGTATCAGTATAATCATAAGTGTCCCTTTTGTGATTCAGTGGAGTGGGAGGATTTAACGGAAGATGGTGAAGTGCTTATGCTGAGTATGATTAAAGAAGTTGATATAAAGGAATTGGATGGTGGTAATTGGAGTGCAAGGTTACCTGAGAGATGGGTTGGTTCTGTTCAAAAACCATATGTTAATGGTATTCCGATTCGTGGTATAACATGTAAGAAATGTGGTAATTTGGCATTTTTTTCGATTTTTTAAATTGCATCGTTTATTTAAATGTGGTGTGGATTGAAACGTATAAAATAGGTCTTAGGATGACGTTAAAAGCATCTTGGTAGAGGCGCAGAAGCAACTATAGCGGATATCATGGTGGTATGTCGTGACTTTGTCCTGGAGTCGTTGCAACATGGATGGTAATTTTTTCGACGATATTTTATCCATGTCCAGGACATTTTAAAAAAAATGAAGGATAAAGCCTAGCAAATACGATTTGTTAGGTTTTTTTATTTATTCTGTTATATTTCTATAAAGTCATATCAGTTGCAGTGAGTTTGGAATTGAGTATAATGGATAGTAGTATGGTAGGTTGCTGCTATTTGCGAACTCGAGTTCGTAGCTTGTTGATGGAGTTGATAGATGGATAGAGATATAGTAAAAAGGGAGAAATTTTCTAAAATAAAAAAGCTTCGTTGTTTTCAGAGAGTGCATGAGATGTTATCTCACGGCTATCCTGCACCAGGGGTTGCAAATTTTATTAGAGAACAGGGAGAATATCTGCATGTTAAAGAACAATCTTTAATTGAGGTACTTAGAAAATATAGACAAGAGATTCTTCCTGCAGATGTTTTGGTGACTAGACAGCCACATGTTATTATTGATGCAAGAAAACAATATACTGATAAATTGGAAGAGCTTCGTAGAATGGATGATTTGTATGAAGCTCTTAAATATGAGTTTGATGTTGGACATGCTCAATTTAGAATGCATGGATTTTCAGATCAAGAGCATAGACATACCGCAAAAGCATTGATGGATTTAATTTATAAAATGCACATGGTCAAGATGGATCTTGGTATTTCTGGTCAAAGAAATCTTGGTACGATAACTGTATCACCAGAGAGATTGGAAGAGATTCGTTTAAAATATGGTGATAAAGCAGCTAAGGCGATGTCTGACCCAGTAAGTAGAGCAAGAGTTATTGCTTATCTTAAAGCAGCACAAGATGCAGCTGGTTTGAAGGCAAAAGAAGATGTTGGAGAAATAATTGATGTTAAGGTTGAGAAATGATTACTACTGGTAAAAATGGAAGAAGATATTCAAAGACTACATTTGATGAAGCAGTTGGTATCATTGACCATATGAAACAGAATTTAACACCAGAAGAAAGATTGTTAGTTGATATTCTTGGTGAAGAGGAATTAGAAAATCAGGTTCTTGTTAAAGAAGGATTGTTTGGTCATATTTATCATACTATTCCAGTTACTATGGAGCAATTTATTGATGACCCTTATTTTTTAGGTGAGTCATGTTCTACTATATATCCTGCAATAAAAGAAGATTTGATAGATATGTTTGAACGTCCATATAGAGAGGTAATATTGACGGGGTCTATCGGTGTTGGTAAAACTTATTGCCTTTCAATTGCGATTTGTAGGATTTTATATGAACTATCTTGTATGATTTCACCACAAAAAACATTTGGTCTTTCATCTGGGTCTGAAATGGTGATTCCATTAATATCCAAAAATCTTACATTAGCTAGAGAAGTAATGAAATCAGCAGTTGATGATAAGATAAAAGAATCACCATATTTTATGACTAAGTTTGCTCCTAATATAAAACAAGATTATACTTTATTTCCTCATAATATTAGAGTGAAAATTGGTTCATATGGATCTGATAGAATTTTGGGCACAAATCTTTTTGGAGCAGCCTGTGACGAGTGTTTGACCAAGAAAAATATTATAACTGTTGAAAACGATGGCATAATATGTTATAAGACAGTTGGTGACCTTTTTGAAATGGTTCAAGAAGGAAAAGCCAATTGTAAAATTGTTTGTCTTGATCATGAAAATAATGAATTGAAAGCAGGATGGTGGAAGATAAAGAAATCATCAATTCAATCATTGATTCAGATTGGGACATCTTTAACAATATCAGAGTTTTCATATGAACATCCTATTTTAGTTCAAAGGGGACAATGGCTTGTATATTGTTATTCGAAAGATATTGTTGAAGGAGACTATGTTGTTGTAGAGGATGATTATGCCACCAAAAGGTCAAAAGTTGAGCGAAGAAGCGAGAAAGAAGATATCAGAAGCGGCAAAAAAAAGAACAGGAGAGAAGAATCCGTTTTATGGAAAGACGCATACGGAAGAAACGAAAGAAAAAATTCGGGAAGGAAATCGAAAGGTAAGAGAGAAACGGAAGTTTTTTCATTCAGAAGAGACAAAGAGAAAGATGAGCAAATCCCAAAAGGGAAGAAAATTTTCAGAAGAGACAAGACGAAAGATGAGCGAATCTGCAAAACGTCGGTGTGCAGATCCAGAATGGAAAAAGAAACAATCAGAAATTCAGAAAAGGATTCGTGCAGAGGGCAGAGTTACCCATTTGCCACCAGTCATGCATGGGAAAGACAATCCCATGTATGGGAAACATTTAACGGAAGAACACAAAGAATTAATAAGAAGAAAGATGATAGAAAGGGGTGGTATTCCTCATACGGAAGAATCAAAAGAGAAAATTTCAGAAGGAAACGTTCGTGCTATAAAAGACCGTGTAAGAAAATACAAGTTTCAAGTAGCTTCACCAGATGGAATAATGGTTCCGTGTCGGACAGGATACGAATTGATTCTTGCCAAATACTTATGTCTTCAGAGTGGAATAGTAAGTGTCGTAGGGGAAGACAGAATGGATTGGGTAGAATATATAATAAATGGTCAGAGAAGGCAAACTGTTGCAGATTTCAGAGTAATAAGAGAGGATGGTGCAGTGATTATTGTGGAAGGGAAGGATCCAACTTCATTATATTCAGAAAGGGAAAGACTGAGATTTCATGCGATGTGGAAATATTGTCGGAAGAACAATTACAAGATGATATTAGCATTCAACAACAAAGATCTTCCGAATGTATACAGAGGGCCATTTGTAACTCAAGAATTTGTGGATACAGTTATGAAGAAAAAGAAAATAAGGACAAGATTGATGAAGAGAATAAAGCCTGTTGTAACGAACTCGAGTTCGTAGGGGTAAGAAAAGAACGAATAAGAGTAAGTGACCTTCCTGATGGTTTGCACCTAGAAAAAATATTATCTGTTAAAAAGCTTGGACCAGAACAAACGTATTCTATTTGTACAGATTACAATACGTTTATTGCTGATGGATTAGTTGTTCATAATACAAATTTTCCACCAAAGCGAAAAGGGCAACAAATTGCTATAGGTTTTGGTCAGAAATTAAAGGCTGCTCATTTTGATATAGTTGAGAAGATATATAGAGGGTTAGTTAGAAGGATAAAATCTAGGTTTCAAAAGGCAGGAGGGGGATTTCCTGGAATGGTGATTTTGGCGTCTTCTGCGGCTACTGTAGAGTCATTTACAGAGCGAAAACTTAGAGAGAGCAAGGATGACCCTTTAGTTTTTGTTAGGGACCATACTCAATGGACTGCAAAGCCAAAGGAAGAATTCTGTGGTGAATTTTTTTATATCATATGTTCTACATCAGCAACGAAATCAAGGATTCTTAGAGAGGATGAATATGATGCTATAACTGATGAATATTTAGAAGCAAATGATGCTTTTATTATGGATATTCCTGTTGAATACAAAGAAGATTTTGAATCAAATATGGAAGAGTCTTTAAGGGATATTGCTGGTTTTTCAACGGAAGCAATTTCTCAGTTTGTGCAACGACCTAAAATGATTTCTGTTTGCACCAATACAAATATTGTTCATCCTTTCGATAGAGAAGAATGGGTAGCTGGTGGTCCTGGTGTTATGGATTGGAATGCTTTAGTAGTAGAGATTGAAAGGAACTTGCCAGGTGGATTTAAGGAAAGAGCGTTTATGCCTAGGAGAAATCCATCAGCAATGCGTTGGTGCCATGTAGATGCGTCAATATCTGGTGATAGTTCTGGGTTAGCGATAGGACATATAGATAGGTGGGTAGAAGTAGTAAGAAGAGATTTAGAAGGGAATGCTCATGTAGATCAGGAACCATATTATATTATAGATTTTATGTTGAGAATCAATCCTCCACCTGCTGAACAGATTTATATGCCAGATATTAGAGTTATGATTTATGATTTTATGGCTCATGGTTTTAAATTTATTGGGTTTTCGTCAGATACTTATCAGTATGTTGAAATGCACCAACAGGTATCTAGAAAAGGAATAAAACCACGTATTATATCTATGGATGCATCTACTGAGGCTTATGATGAATTAAAATCGGCTTTTTACGAAAAAAGAATTGAGATATATTATTATGAACCTTTTATTGAAGAATTTAAAAAACTAGAGTATGATCGTCTTGCTGGGAAGATTGACCATCCGTTGGCTGGCTCGAAAGATTGTAGTGACTCAGTTGCCGGAGTGGTTCAAGGATTAAAGAAAGCGGCATCTATGATGCCACTACAAGGTAGAATGGCGAAATCACCTAATCTTTCCCACGAGCATTCATGGGTGTCACCCCTGATTCCTGCTGATAAAGTTGATATAGAAGATGTGAAGGCTGCAAAAGAAGGGATAAGCAAAGAGGATTATTTGCCAATACTCTTTGATGGAGATTAAATATGAGTTGGACAGATAGAATTAAAAAGCTTGTTCAAAGAGATAAAAAGGAACAGATAGTAGAAAAGGGGAAGGGATGGACTTTTGATGACCCATTTAGTTCTGTTTCAGGTAATTTAGTTGTTGATGCTGGATATACTAATTTAAAATCTGCGTTAACAATGGACCAATCATTATTGGCAAGATTTGCTGATTATGAAAATATGGACGATTATCCTGAACTATCTTGTTGTCTCGACATTTTTTCAGATGATACAACTATTACGGATAATTTACGTGGTAAAACAATATGGGGTGAATCTAAAGATACGATTTTAAAAGATATTATTGATGATTGTTTGCATAGGAGATTAAGAATAGAGGAAGATATTTGGCTTGCTATTAGAACATTGTGTAAATACGGTAATGTTTATGCTGAAATTATAACAACGGATATTGGTGTTGTTGGATTAAATTTTTTGCCAGTTCCAACTATGCGTAGATTGGTGACAATGAAAGGTGACCTTGTAGGTTTTATTCAAGATTTAAAAGGAAGATTTAATACTGAAGGTTTGGCTATAAATGATATTAATAAACTTAAGGAACAGACAAAAGAACGTGGAATGATTTTCTTTGAGCCTTGGGAAATTGTTCATTGGAGACTTCAATCTAAATTTACTAATTCATTATACGGGTATGCGGTTTTTGACGCAGCTAGATGGGTATGGAAGCGTCTTGTAATGCTGGAAGATACAGCACTATTATATCAACTGACTAGGTCTCCAGGACGGTACGCTTTCTATATAGATACAGGAGATTTGCCTCCTGATGAAGCAATGGCGTTAGTTAAAAAGGTAAAACGACAGTATAAAAAACGAACACTTGTTAATCCGTCTACAGGAGAACTTGAATTTAGAAATAATCCTTTGTGTTTAACAGGAGACACGAAGATTCCTTTGTTGGATGGTAGAATATTATCTCTTTTTGATATTGTTAATGAATATGAAAAAGGAAAGAAGTTATGGGTTTATTCTTGTAGTATATTAAAAGGTAATAAATTGATGCCTATGCCTATTAGTTGGGCTGGGAAGACTAGGGAAAATGCTAAATTAGTAAAAATAACATTAGATAATGGTGAGATAATAAGATGTACTCCAGATCATAAATTTCCTACAAGAAAAGGAGAGAAGATTTCTGCGTCAGATTTATGTCCTGGTGATTCTCTTATGCCATTTAGGCGATATAAGGATAAAATAACTAGAATTGACAAGTTAAAAGGTGAACTTAATGGTTATGAAAAAGTTTATGATCCTAGTGATAAAAAATGGAAATGGATACATCGTATAGTTGTTTCTGTTGAATATTTAGATGAAAGAGAAGACACTTATACTCTAACGATAAATGGAACACATACTTTTGCTTTAGATGCTGGTATTTTTGTGTTTAATTCTCCTGAAGATGACATGTGGATTCCTACAAGAAGCGGTAAAGAGTCTGCAAGAGTTGATGTATTGTCTGGGCCAGATTGGCAATCAATGGATAGTATTGAGTACCTACGTGATAAGATGTTTACGTCTATTAAGATTCCACGTAGTTATTATGGTGGTGATGCTGAGGCAGAGCAAGGACTTGCACAGAAGGATGTACGATTTGCACGTACATGTATGAGGATTCAGAGAGAATTTAGAAATGGTATACGTCAGATACTTCGTGTTCATTTGGCTGCAATAAATATAGATCCTGATACGGTTGAATGGGATACACGAATGACTATGCCGTCAAGTATTTTTGAATTACAGCAGATAGAAGTTATGAATGCACAGGCAGGTTTGATAGAAACTCTATCTCAATTCTTCCCGAAAGAATGGTTGTTGCGTAGAATTCTTCACCTAAGTCAGGATGATGCTGTGTCAGTTGTTAATGATAAGATGAGTGAAGAAGAGAGAGCATTAATGGACCAAGCTAGGATTGCTTCATCAATAGAGAAAAGATATCCTGGAATAGATATTGGTGATGCAACTATTGCTGATGCTGGTCAAGAAGCCAGAAACGAAGAAGTTAAGTTTTCAAGAGAGATAAAAAAATTGACAGAAATGGTAAGTAAGTCTATGCAAGAGTCCAATAGGGTGATAAAAAAGTTAGAGGAGATGGATTTATCATCTAAAAGAGATACACGAAAGATTGATAATAGTATAAAATATATACGTAGGGTGAAATAGGAGATTTTCACATGGCATATATTCAAGGTTCAGCAATAGAAAAAGTGAGAATAGGAAGTATTGAGCATAAGCTTGGTGATATACACGATTTTATTCAGGAGGAATATAAAGATGCTTTGCGTATTATTGCTACATTTGATGACCATGTGTTAGCCTTTAATGGAGAAGGCAAATTAAGGAATATTTCTTTTTTGATAGATGAAGATGGGAAGATGAGAATTAATGAAGACAAAGCATCTAGGTCTATTCCTATTATAAAAGAAGAAGAAATTCCATCTCATGTATCAAAAGAACTAAAAAGCATAGCTAAATCTATGATGAATGGTGATGATGTATTGCGAACTCGAGTTCGCGAGTTGGTGCCTTTTATTAATGATAAAGATATGATTTGGTTTTCTGATATTATGAATGGTATTAAAGAATCTACAAAGCCTAATGAGTGGAGTAAAATGTATGAGGCTAATGTAGAGCGTATAAAGACAAGACTTTATGGTCGCATTAGAGACATAGAAGGTGGAGTTCCTAAAACAAGATATTCTAGATTGCCGGAAGAAAGAATTTATGAATTTGTAAAAGAAGTGAATGAGTCTATGTCAATTCTTCTTGACCGATATAAAATTATAATAGAAGGTTGCAAAGATTTATCATTTTGTGATAATAAGTTTTTAGGTGCCGTTTGTGAATCGTTGATAGTTGAAGCGCAGGCTGCTGTTAGTCTGCTTGGTAAGGCCGAAAAGTTGTCAAGGCATGAGGATTTGCCTTTAGTAGCAAAGGCACATGACAAATTGGCCGACCGAGCAAGGACAATGGTTTTGTTATCAGAATATCTGAAATTAAAAGCAAAACCTAACAACAAGGAGCGTTAATGCAATGACTCGTCAACGAATGAAGACAACATTAGAAGAGGATTTTTCAGCTCTTGGTATAAAAATGAATGCTGGAAGATCCGTGAAAATGTCTGGTATTATTGAGGAGGATAAAGATGATTCTCCCAAAGAACCTGAAAAGGATTTAGATGAAGACAATGATCCTTTCGATGGAGAATATGTCACCAATGAGCTTTTTGACAGGATAGAAGCACTTCCATTAGATGATTTGGAAGAAGATGATATTCAGAAAGTTCTTGATGGTCTTTCTGAAAAGAAAATCCCGGACAACAATGTTGATATTCTTGAAAGAGCTGAGAAGATAGTAACAGCCTTGAAAGAAGCAAAAGCTACTCGTCAGAGGCGTTTCAAGGGTGGTTCTACTGCGAGAAAAATGTCCTTTCAGTGCCCCCCTGGGATGCGTGCAGTAAAGACAGGTGGTGGCACACCTGTTTGTAGGCCATCGCATGTTGTAGCTGGTGGAATGGGGAAACTGGCAAAAGAAGGGCGATTGAAAAAGAAATGGCGTAGAGGAGGTAAAGGCGTTGTTTCTCAGATGCGGTCAGGAAGGGTAGAAAAACGACGTAAGGGGCTCAGAAGCGAAGAGAATATGTCGTCATTTGCTCAAGAACTTTTGCTTCTGTCAGAGGATATATCACGAGAAGAATCGAAGAGTGTTAGGGATGAAATTGTAGAGCGAATTGTTAATATAGTTGATTTCCTTAATGAGGAATTTTGTGATGATTCAGTGGCTGATATTTATACAGAGTCTGTAGATTCTGTTCTGGATATGTATGAAGCTGGTCGATTAGAAGAAGACGTAATGGATGATGAAGAGTTTATAGCGGAGTTGAACCCAATACTTACTATTATCAGCAAGTCAATTAATAAATTGGATGATGGTGAGTTGGGAAACGATTAAACCGCTTATCAGAAAAAAAGACTGATGGATCAGGTGGTAAGCGGAAACGAAGAACGGCGTATACGTCTGGGAGATTAGAATTGATTGGTTATGTTTCACCATTGAAGAGTTTGAGCTTGGATGGAAATAAAACAAGAAGAAAAATCTCTCCAGAAGCTAAGCGTAAATTAGATCGTAATCCACTTGCTAGAAAACATGGTCTTCGGTTTAAGAGCTGGAGAAAGTGGTGATATTATGAGCATGAGAAAGATTTTAATCGAATCAACTCCTGTAACTCTTTCATTGGTAGAGGGTGCTGGAAATAAGACTATAGCACGTGGTGAATTTGGTCGTTGTGATGTTCCAACTCAGAATGGTAGGGTTTATCCTCAGAGATTAATGCAGCGAGAAATTGATCGTCTTCAAGAAGATTTGTCTCATAGGAGAATATTAGGTGAACTTGATCATCCTAGTGATGGAAAAACATCATTGAAGCGTGTTAGTCACGTGATAACTGGGTTGAAAATAAAAGATGGTATTGTAATAGGTGAAGCAGAGATTCTTAATACTCCTGAAGGAAAGACGTTGAAGGCTCTTATAGAGGCTAACGTTCAAGTTGGAGTATCAAGTAGAGCATATGGTTCTACTGCACCTGCAAAGGGACAATCAGAGGCAGAAGAAGTTCAAGATGATTTAATTTTGAAGACATATGATTTTGTTGCTGATCCTGCTGTAAAAACAGCTGTTCCTGGTATTTATACTGAAGATGTCGATGATCCAACATTGGCTAAGATGTTTTTAGATGAGTTTCCAGAAGTTGCAGAGTCCTTAAAAAATATGAATGATGGTGTTTTATCTGAAGAGAAATTATCAGATAAAAATAAAGAAGCACCAAAGAAGGATAATGTTTCTGAACAGTTTGAAAGAAGACTTCGTGACGAAATTCTTGAACTAAAGAAAGTTGTTAGACAGGAAATAATTGAAGAGGTAGAAGCTGATCCTGAAATTGCTGGTTCAAAAGCTGTATTGTCAGCTATAGCTGAAATGGTGAGTGCTTATAAAAAAGATCCTAATGAGGATGATATAAAAGCTACTATTAAAGCTAGTGAGCTTCAAGTATCAGAAGCAAATAGAGAGCGTGACGAAGCAATTGAAGAGGCTAAAATATCAAAATGTTGGCTTGAAATTGAAAAAAAGATTTCTGGTCATCCAATGATTGAGTCAATTAGGAGTCTTTTGAATGGTAGAAAATTTGAATCAGCTGAAGATGCTGTTTCCGTTGTAGATACTATTTTAAAAGATCTTCCAGAGGGAGAAGTAATAAAAAAAGAAGAGGCAAAACTTCGCGAAGAAAATATAGAATTGAATGGTAAAATAACCCTGCTGCAAAGCAAGGTTGAAGAGTTGTCTAGTAAATTGTCGAAAGCTGCTAAGTTGGGAGAGCGCATAGACCTTCAAAGACGCAAAGAGATTGAAGAATATGAGTCAAGAATTTTAAATATTGAAATTGAAGCTCAAAATGCTATTAAAGAAGCTGAAGAAGCTAAATTAAAAGCAAAAGAGAGTAGTGAATTGGCTCGTAAAAAGTTTGAAGAAGCTGATTTGAAAGCCTATAAGCTTGAGAAGGTTGCACGTTTCACTAATGGTAGAGAGTTGATGGCCTTAATGGAAGATGTCCATGATCGGTCTCGTGTTGATACGTTGATTTCTGAGAGAGGGTTGACTGAGTTAGGAGATCCTACTCTTCAACGAATGAGAAACTCACTTGGTAAAGGACAAGTGAGTGAAAAACCAATTGTTGAAGAAACAATTCCAAAAAAACAATTCAGAACTGAGTTAGGACATGACCTTGGTGAGATTGTTACTTTGGCTGGGATTTCCAAGGTGGATTAACAACGATCACATTTTAAGGAGAGTTAGATTATGAGTACAGAGGCAAGGCAGCTTCTAGAAATGGCAGGGCCAAATACTATCCATGATGATAGTTATGCGAATGCTTGTATTTCTAAATGGAAACCATTATTAGAATCAACTGGTAAAGATGACCCAATTGAAGTTCCATGGAATAGGAAAGTTACGGCTGTTCTTCTTGAGAATGAGATGCAGCATCTCAAACAACTTAATGAAGATACATTGTCAACAAATACTGGGTATTTCACCAAGTATACATTCCCGATTCTTAGGAGAGTATGGCCGAATCTGATTGCAAATCAAATTGTTAGTGTGCAACCAATGACTTCACCTGTTGGTGGTATTTTCTATTATGAAAGACGATACACTGATAGAAAAGGCACAAAAGTTCCATATCTCGGGATTTCGAATGACCCAACGGATATGAATTATGATGGTGAATTGGATGCTGGCGATAGTATGGTTAGAAATTTTGGTAAATACTATTCGTCTGAGTTTGTGGATTATGATTGTGTTTGTACGGATACTGGAACGAGTACAGCTTCTTTAACGAATGCTTCTACTAATTGTAGGACTACAGATTGGTCTCCA